GCATGAACTGATATCGACCAGCAGCATTCGACAATGGATTGGTTGCCCTCAGATTGCCTCCGCTCTCAACCATGCCGATAGCCTGCAAGTACTTTTGCAGCTTTTCATCTTCAACTTCGCTGCCCATGACACGCTGCGGCATCGCAGCGGTGTATGCAGCAGTCCTAGCCAAGGGAGACGTAGCCGCTTCAGCCGCTCGACCGACCCGCCCCGCAGCGTAGTTCAACGTACCTAGAACTCTTGGCGAGTGAGCAGCCAAACCTGCAACCGCTACAGGGAATCCGGCGGCAGCACCAGCCATGCCAGCACCAAGTCCGGTCGTTCCAAGGATCGCGCCCCTGACACCGTGCGGGAAGATGCTGTTAAGCTCCGCACCAGCGACCATGTATGGAAGATTTGGATTATGCTTTGATAGTTCAGCAAGAAGGCTTCGCTTTGTCTCAGAATCCTTGATCTTCAAAATCTTCTTTAGGGCGGCATATTGATTTTTCCCAGAACCGATTCCAAATTCAGAAATAATTGCCCTAAGCTGCTCCCTAGCTTCATTATATGCCTTCATCGTGCTGGCATACTGTTTACCAATTTTTGGGTCATCGGTAATTGTCTTGAGAACAGCGTCCCTAACCATATCAACAGCTTTTCTATCAGGAGTACCTTTTTGAAATCTATCAGCAATATCATCAATAGCCATCTTGAGAACGTGAGCACCCTCAAGCGTAGAATGCATAGAACCGGGCGCGGCAGACTTAAATTCATTTACTTTATTGACAACATCATTCAACGCATTTGCTGCGCCTCCGCGAATTTGAATGATCTGCCCAGTAACAGGATCTTTAGAATACGCAAGCTTCATTGCATCTGCAATTGCAGGATCAATCCTACTGGAGAAATTGATTGCAGGAATGCCAGCTTGACCAAAAGTTGCCTGCTGAGATTTGAAAAAATTGGAATTCTTTTCATCAAATGCTTTGTAGAGAGCATCCTTGAAGCTATCCACCATTTCAAGCGGTCTGGATGCGCCAGTCTGATATGACCTAAAAATTTCTCTCTGCTCAGGGGTTCCATACCTAGCCACCTTCGCAGCGTCCTTAAGAGACTCCACGGAAGATCCAGATAGGAAAGATTCGGCCCACGGCATCATTTTGGCCGCGCCAGCAATCGGAAGAGATGCAACCCTAAATCCAGAATACAGAGGATCTATGAATTGCGCCGCTTGACCTGTCTTCTCCAGAGCCTTGGCTGCTGCCCCGGCCATGCCAGCGGTCTTGCCTGCGAGACCAGTAGCCTTGGCGGCGGCAGTTGTTCCGCCTGTGATGGCAAGAGAAATGTCACTAAGAATAGATGCCGGGTCTTCTGCTAATGCTCTCTTGAATTCCTTCATTGATCCATATTTATTGACGTAATCTGCAACAACAGCATCTAGCAGGGCTTCATTCTGTTTCTTCTGTTGCGGGTCTTGATTTTGAAAAAATCCCTCAAGTTTGGAATAGACGCCAGATCCGAGTTGACCGATGGCTTTGCCAGTTTCAACTGGAGACGTAACCGCTTGATATATATCCTTGCCCATCTTGACCGTAGACGGAACAAGCTGAGACGCAGCACCCTTGGCAGTCTCCTCCCAAGAAAGCTCGGGCTTCTCAGAGCTTTCAGGACGAGGTCGAGGAACGGCAACGGATGCAGGCGCGCGAGCAACCGGCTGAGACCGTGGAGCTTCAGAGTAATTTGAAAGAGAAAACTTTCCGATTTGCCCCATCAAATCGCTTTGACCAGATGCCTCTGGCCCCTCAGCGAGCTTGAAGGAGTTTATCTGATTCATCAACTCTGGATTTGTTTGATCTGTCATAATTCACCTAAAGTACCGAAGTATTCCGGGCGAACCAATTTGACGCTCAAGAGCATTGATCTCATTGGGATTCATTCTGGAAATGTTCTCAAAAATGAAGGACATGGCAGACTTGTTTGTCCCCGGCCAAGGAGACAACATAAGCCTACTAAGAATTGACTGCTCTCGATTGTATTCAGCATCTTGCTTTTGCGAGAACATCTGATCAACATTTCTTCCAGAAACGCCAGCAAGAGATTCGCTGCCCGTGATGCTTTGAACCCTGCTTCTGAACGCATCTGCAAAATTATGCAGATCCCTAGCCCGCTGATTTGCAATCATCATTGTTGCTGCAATTTTTGCCCTTCCCTCCGGGCTGTTGATGTTTCCGGGGATGGAGGAAAGAACTGTCTGTAGAGCCTGAAATGACCTTTGATCAATTCCCTGAGTACGATCCCCGGCGAGAGCAGCCTGAATCTTTTTGACTTCTTCTGCATCAGCAAGCTGCTGTGGAAAAATTCTGTGTTGCGACAACCCGATCATTCCAAGCGCACTATTGATATGCTGTGCAATTGGAGCCAAATATTCAAATACGGGGCCTGTGAGATCGGCTTGACCAAGATCGGCAAGAGATTTTATGAGCTGTGAATTTGATGTGAACATCCTGTTTGCGACAGTCGCAGAATCTTGAATTGCTTTATATGGAGACCCTCCCAAGCCTGCAAGAAGCTCAATAGTTTGAGGCTGATTGGATCTCGGATTGTCCATCAAGTCATGGGCAACCTTTTGCGCTGCATCAGAAATGTCTTGAGTAAGCCTACCAGACCACACAGGTGTTCCGGCAGGAGCGGCAGGAGGAGCCGCAGGAGCGGGAATCGCCTGCGGTACAGTTGAAGGTTGAGAAGACAATCCGCCCGGATACGGGGCGAGCCTAAGATTTGCACCGCTCCTGACAAGCCGCCGGTAAGAGTCATACGGAAGTCGCATGATCTGATTATTTTCATCATATACAGCGATCATGTTTGTATCTGGATTATAGGAATTTCTTTCAATCTCAGCAAGATTCTTGGATCGCTCGACTTCCTTGGTCTTCACGTTCTCATAAGCCTGCGCCCCGGCTCCAAGACCCTGAAGGAGAGCAGAGCCAAGGTAGCGGCTGGGAGAAGAAGCCATAGCCCCAAGGCCGGTCAGAAGAGGAACGAGGAAGTTCTCGCTCGCAACCGCGCCAAGAAGGCCGGAACCACCCGATCCACCAGACATCGGGGCCTGCGTCGGGGCCTGCGGCTGCGTCATCACAAGAGGCGAAGCACCGGCCACGCCGGGAGCAGGCGATTCATTCACAGGAGGATATTCGACTTGAGGTCTGTCTGCTGCTAGCGGATATCCAGCACCTCCAGCAACACCCGCTTCTGCTGCGCGAGCGGGATTGGGGGCAGCAGGAGCAGGCGCAGTCCTAGCCGCAGGAGCGGCAGGTGCGGGCGCAGGAGGTGCGGGAGGAGGAGGAACAAGCCCGCTAGCAGGCTCAGAAGCTACAGGAGCAGGAGGAAGATTTGTCCCAGCGGGAGGACGCCCAGAACGATCAGCATCAGGGATCTGAGGAGTAGGCTCATTCCTGACCGGAGGATTTTGTTCAATAAACTGCCTTTCGTATCTCAAGGCTTCATCAAAAGCAGCTTGAGCGCGAGCGATAGCATCGGTATCTCCAGAGTACCTTGCCCTATTCAAATCCCTACTGGCCTCAATTCTGCGCTGACTAGCTATTGCCCTATCTGCCCTGCGAGCAGCATCAAGAGATTGCTGCTGATCGACAGTTGGCTGAGATTCAATTCCAGAAGTCGTTCTTGTTTGATTGGGATATAGAGAGGGAAATAGACCCCTAATGCTATCAACAATGGACGGAGTTGTGGACCCAGCTTCCACTCCAGCACGACGAGAAGCAGCGGCTCTTGCAGCATTTTCCTCTGAAGTGTCTAGAGGGCCAGCAACTCCATTCGGAGTTTGAGTATTTTGAATTTGTGTAGCTGGGCTTGAAATGACTTGACCAGATGCAGCCTCCACGGGAGCAGAATTGGGATTTACAATCCTAATTCTGTTCTCTTGAGCCGCTGGCTGAGAAGGTGGAGAAGAAATAATCTGTGGAACTCCAAGATCGCCCCTTAGCTGATTTTCTAGTTCTAGTTCCCTTTCGCTAGGAACATATCCGGCATTTTGATAGTGAAGACGACCAGCAACACCACCAGATGCAAAGCTAGGGAGCCATTCCCTGAAACGGCTGGGATTGGATAGAATGCTCTGCTGCATGTTCAGGTTGCCGCCAGAGCCAACAAGACCGGGCATCGCAGGCTGTGCGGGAGTGCTGCCAGAAGCAGGCACAGCAGCCTTGCCAACCAGAGCAGTCTTGCCCGCTCCATACGCACCAGAAGCCATCTGATACGCCTTCTGGCCTCGCTCGGCAGACTCCTGAAGCTCCTGAAGGCCAGTCTTGACCGGCTCAGGAGCCTTGGCGGGGCGCATCAACTCCATCGACTTGACGGGATCGCGAGCCTGTCCAGCAGGAATGTTCAGCCCAGAGGGACGACCCATCGAGCCGTACATCTGCTGCTGCATGGCGAGGACACGGTCCAGATCCATAGGACCGCCATCGGCCATGCGAGGAACAACCCCGCCAGAAGCAAACGGCATCCCGCTGTACAGCGACGCAGCCATACGCCCCATCTGCATCAGGTCGCGAACAGTCGGGTCTTGGACGGGGCCTGTAGATCCACCAGCAGGCTTCAGGGAAGCCGGTGTCATCGGCTTGCTGATATCCTCGGGGACGTACTCTTCGCTCGCCTCGGAGTACGGAAGACCACCCTGCGAGTATCCAACCACGCCACCAGAGGCGTACTGAGGAACACCAGCAGGAACATCGGCAGCGTAGTTCAGCGGGCGCACCGTGATCGTCATGGGGGCCAGCGGACGGCTCGGGACGTTGATCTCCCGCATCGTGCTGCTGTACGGACCCTTACGAGGATCAGGATTCCCGTACAGGCCAACATGCCCATACGGATACATCTCGCGGTGCATGGTGAGCATCCGCCGGATGTCATCGATGCCCCCGCCGCGCGCAAAGCCAAGCCCCGCCATGTCGGGAGTGACTGCGCCACCCTCAGACGAAGGCGCGAGACCGCCACCATAAGCCTTCTTGTGGCGAGCAGCGTCATCCGTCGCGGCGCGGTAGTCCACGGTCTTGTACCCGCCAGCGAGGCCCACAGCATCAGGATGCTTCTTCTCGACCTCATCAGCCATGAGACCGATGTGCGTCCTGCCATCCGCCATCGTGTAGCGGTAGAGCTTCTGACCGTCCTTGAGCTTGCCGATCTCCTCGACATTGTCCTTGAGGCGACGATCCGAGAAGAAGCTCGACGGCTGCTGGGTTGTTGTGGTGCTTCCAGAAAGCGCACCAGTACCCATTGCAATGTTCGCGAGGAACTGCGCGACTTGGAACGGGTAGCCCTGCTCCTGAAGGAACTGGTTGTAGCGAGCGGTGAGATCAGCCTGCTGCGTCTGCTGCTCTGCCGTTCCAGCCGCAAGCTGGGCCTGTGCGCCCTGTAGGGCAGCCTGCTGCGCCCCCGTGCCAAGACCAGCAATCTGCTGCCCAGCAGCCATCTGGCGCGCGAGATCCTGCGCCACGACACCCTGCTGGCCCGCAGCGGTCTGCACAGCCTGCCCATAGCCCTGAGCGTAGATCGGGGCCATAGCCTGAGCCATGCCAAGCTGCTGCTGACGCGCGAGGTTCGCGGCCACAAGCCCAGCACGATCTCCACCGAATGCACCAGACCTGATGGCATTCGCTGTCTGCCCCATCATCTCTTCCTGCTGCTGCTGGCGCAGAGCCTGATAGGTTGGACGAGCGACGGACTCGATGTACGGGTTCTCGTAGTAGGCAATCTGACCCTGCGTCAGGGGGCCAACGTTCTGCGCCCCTGCGAGCGTCATGCCCGCGCCAGCACCATAGAAAGGCTGCGCGAGGTTGGCGGCTGCACTCGTACCGTAGATGCCTGCCTGCTGCGTTCCCGTAAGGGGCGCGACAAAGTCACCTGTGTATCGCTGAAATGGGGTCTGGGCGACCTGCTCTGCCCGCGCATTGACTGCGTTGTATCGAGCCAGAACTTCCGGCGGAATCGATACCTGCTGGGTAGATGTCGAGGTCTTTCCGCTGCCCATCTTAGTGTTCCTTTGCTCCTGTTACCGCACCGTACAGGAAAAACGCCCCGCTGGGCTTGCCGAACTGCCTCTCATAGAGACGAACCTTCGCCTCCGTCCGGTTGTTCGACAATACACCAATGATCAGAGGAATACCCAGAGCATCGGCAACGGACTTGCTGAATTCGCAAAGCCGCCGCGCGCGACCACCCTTCGCATTTCGGTAGTCTGGGTGAATGAAGATTGCCTTCTCCTCCAGAACTTCTCGATCACTATACCACATGTTTCCGACGCGAAGCAAAACAGCACCTTCGGGCTTCCTGCTTTCGCCAATCACCCCGACAATGCCCCGATCCTTGTTCAGGGCGGGCCAGATTTCCGCGAGAAGCTTGTGCGGATTCGGCTCCACAAAGCCGTTTTCGTCGCAAGCAGCCAACGCCAGATCCATGATGTCGTGAACATCTTCCGGTGTCCCTACCCTGACCTTGATATCCTGCATGTTACCTCAATCCTTCTTAGGACCGGGGAGAGATTTCAACGTAGCGACAGTCTTGGCGCGCATCTTCTTGACGAAGCTATCCAAGACCTTATGCCCAGCATCCATGTTGCCGCCCCCGATTCGGACAACATCGTCTGGGTGTATCACATACTCCCCGCCAGCAGCCACAATCGGCACCGTCGAAGTCATGCCCATGTCCGCGCTCGGCGCACCAAACTTGCGCGTCGAGAAGATGCTGTTGGCGACCTTGAAGCCCGCCATCGTGTTCCCCTCGCCCATAGCCGAGATGATGTCGGCAGGGATCACATAGGCCCCGGACGGAACATGCATCGGCAGATGGTCCGTGCGGCCCGCAACCGCGCTATGGATCGGCCCCGTGTGGACACGCTCACCGGCAGGCTGCGGAGGAGCCATCAAAGGACCACCCTCTGCGCGCGCCTTCCTAGCGGTGCTGAGAGCAATGGCGATAGCCTGCTTCTGCGGATAATTTTCCCCTCGCAGTTTTGAGATATTTTTGCTAATTGTCTTTTGGGATGTTCCCTTGGAGAGCGGCATGTCAAAGCCTCGCACCGGAAAAGAAATGAATTGTGGAAATTGCGGGAGAAATGTTTATGTTCCAATAAATAGATTTGAAAGTTTTAAATATTGTTCCAGATCGTGTAAAGCACTTGCGACTAGAGTTGTTGCGGAATCTAACTGCAAAATTTGCAAAAATAATTTTAGTCACATATCTTCCAGATCTAACATTGCTAAATATTGCAGCAGAAAATGTTATTACATTTCTCAAAAACATAAGGGATCTGTTGAAAAAAATTGCAAACATTGCGGCGTAAAATTTCTTACAAGCCCATCTAAGAAAAAAATGTTTTGCAGCAAAACTTGCGTAAATAAACCAAAAATAAATAACTGGAATCCAAGTTTTAGCGCCGTTAGGAAAAATATGCTTGCAAGAAATCTTGTTATAAAATGCGAAAGGTGTGGATTTGATAAAATTAAAGAAATTCTTGGAATTCATCACAAGGATAGAAATAGAAAAAATAATAGCATGGACAATTTGGAAGTTCTTTGCCCGAACTGCCATTCTATAGAACATTGCAAACATATTTCTCATGGATTTGCAAAATGAGTTTTTGAATGACGGCATGGCATCATCCCACGAAGTAGGTCACGTTGATCGACTGCCCGGTTCCGGGCGAGATCACCAGACCAGAGTTGAAGACCTGACCGAGAGGGTACATCCCAACCGTATTCGGGACCGAGAAAAGCTCGTTTGCCGCAGCCGCGCCAGCAACGGTCGAGGAGTTGTGAATCGATCCCACCGCAGACCCAGCCACGACAACGCACACGTTCACCAGATAGCCCGCCTTGGCAATGACTAGAGTGTCAGTCGTGACGGTCTGCGATGTCGCATTTCCCTGAGCGCGCGTGAGGGCAAGCCCGGTGTTGCTGAGTGCAACAACACCGTTCTTCTGGGTAGTGAGGATGTCAGCAAGGCTAGCCATCAGAACCTGCCATCCTGCTGAAGCCTGTATCGAATATTTCCAAGTCGCCAAAATGTACCGATGTCGCTGCTCTCAATCTTGATCGAGACAAGGCGACCCCGAAACCTAGGAGTAATGAATGTAGTGTTCTGTGTCATTGTGTATGGGCCATACTGAGTTGGAGTTTGACCGGCATAATCAGTAACGTAGAAAGTGATGTTTACGTTTGCGTCCTGAGTTCCTCCGTAGTAGCCCCACTTCATGTCGGGCCAGATTTGATCAATGAACATTTTAACATCAGCTTCCGTCATGGCGAAATAGCCAGTCTGGAAGGAAGAAACCATCGGAGAGCCATCGGCATCTGTCGATGTTTCATGCTGGTAGATGTACTGATTAGGAGCGGCACCAATAGGAGGGCCAAGCACGGATTCGTTGATCCATGCGGTCCGAGCAAGCTCTCCAAAGTCCCATTGATCAAGGATGGTGTTGTACTTGACGTAATGACTAACTTCGCCGCCATTGCTGCTGGTTGGATAGTACCAAGTGATTTCACCAAACCGGCTATTTGGTGCGATGCGAATCTTGTCTAGGTTGCTTGTATCTAGATCCTGAAAGATAACATCCCAGACAGGGCAGCGGATCGGCTCAACACCATTCCCAGCCAGACGGAAGAACTGACTCTGGCCCATCCAGTAGACGATCCCGTTCATGGAACCAGCAGCCTTGCGACCGATCAGACCGCAGCCCGTGCCAAGCTCGTTGAACTGATAGACATACGGAGGACCGGAGTACTGCATAGCCCAAACGCCAAGATCCGTCCAAATCAATCCCTGCTGCGGACCCTGAATGCATTGAACGATGCGAGATCCTTTGGGAATGCGATAGGAGCCAGCCTGATTGGTGATCAAGGCAATCCATGAATCGTAATCGTTTACATCGCACCAACGTATGAGAAGAGGGTCTCCAATGCCCGTGAATGTAGATCCCCAAGCGATAATTTGTCGCTGCGGCATCGCAACAAACATTCCTGCGTTAACCGGAGGAGCATTTGCAATTGCGATGGCAATCAAATCTCCGCTAGATGGATTCCATTGATAAATTGGTCCATTGAGCGGGCAAGAAATTAGTATTTCACCCCAATTGTCTATTGTCCAATCCACGGCATTTATAGGAGTTCCAAGGTCTGGAGACGGAGCAATACCGCTTCCAAATCCTCCAACACCAAAGCCACCTACACCAAATCCAGATCCACTTGGAACTGGCCCAACTCCATTGAGATATAGAAAATGAACATCGCCGTTATTTTCAAAAGCATTAGCGGTAGACGTTGCCTGCGTACTTGCTGATATTGTAAACACACTACTGCTGGTTACAGAAATTACTGTGTAATTGCCATAAATTGTAACTCCGCCAACAGATGTTGCGACAAGAGCGGTAAACGTACTTCCAGCCACATATCCATGATCCGCAAGAGTCACATCAACAAAATCACTTCCGCTTGTTGTATCATATTCTGGAACCGCTCCACCATTTGAAACAGTAGATGTGGCAAAGGAAGGGGAGCCAAGAGCATCCCTAGTCTCAATTGTATATGACGTTGAGCTTACCGGAGTAACGGCATATTGACCAAAAAGAATAAGCCCACCAACACTAACTTGAGTTTGTATATTGACTACATCATATGCATCAACTGTAAAGTTTGCATCGATAACCGTAACTGTACTGCTTCCAGATGTTGTGGAAAAGTCAACCGCAGCATCAGATTCCACAGTCTGAGGAGTAATGTCGATCTCAACCCCGCTATTGATCACCTCAAGTGCTTGACCACCACCAGCGGCAATGCCCTCCGCGCCAATGGCAAGGTACGAATTCGCATTCGTGTCCTCCCATGCCCATAGGCAGCGAACGATGCTGCCGATGGTGTCGGGGAAGAACTTCGTCCACCCGCCAAGCTTCTGAACGAGACCGCCAAGCGTCCGATCAGGAACAAACCTGATCAGTTGGCTTTCGCTGATCGCTGCTTCATTCAGGGCTGGCGTCTTGTTCTGATCGACGCCCGGAAGGAGCTTGAAGGAGGCATGAGGCATGATCAGCCTCGCGTCGGAGTCGCAGTCGCAGACTGAGACTGCGACGACCAAGCCGCAGCCTCAAACTTCTTGCGGTTCTCTTCCGCCATCGCACCCTTCAGAAGAGCCTGATACTGGCTCTCGTAGCTGATAGCCATCTGAGGATCATCATTGGCGCGACCAAAGTTCCTCTGATATCCAGAGACATAGATCATGCTCGCCATGATCATCAGATCTGGGAGATACAGGCTGATGAATGTGGTTGGATTGCCAGCCGCAAGGCTATTTGGCCTGTAGGTTCCGATGATCTCCACCGTGTAGGCGGCATCTGGATACGGACCAAGCAGGAATGTGTAGTCATCGAACGGACAGAAGTATCGCGGAAGCCCCGTGTTAGATGCAGATCCATAAACGATGTCGAGGAACTCCTTGGTGCATGGGAGCAGGGAGTTCCTAGTGCCAAGGTCTGGATTGCTGGTTCCCGCTGGAGTGATGATATTGATCTGTTCCGGCACGACAAACGTACCTGACGGAACGCTGATCTGCCTACTGCCAACTGTTGTTCCGTAACTTGTGTTGGCAATTGAAGTAAACAGGAAGTCAAGATCGCGATAGATCCTGTTCTCCGCATAGGTGATCATCTGCGGAAGGATCGTCACGAACGCAGGATCAGTCTCCTCGACCACAGCCAAGGTAGCGATCTGCGTCACATACTGAGTGTAGGTAAGGCCGGTTGTCATCTGCGGCTCCGTTTCCCCCTCAGTCTAGCAGCTTCAAGTCTTTGCGGATAGCCTCGTATAAGCCTCCGCAAGCTTCGTGTCATAGGCATTCCGTGCGTAGCCGGGGCCATTGTAGCCCTTGGCGAATGCCGCCCAATCCTTGAACTTCAGGGGACGGATCAGATTGGCACTTCGGATGAATTCGCCCATGTGGCGAAGCTGGTTGGCTTCGGATGCCATAGCTTCGTCAACCATATCCTCAACAGACTTGCATCCAGCCATCCGAAAGTTCGATCCCATGATCTGACCTAGCCCCCATGACGTAGACATGAGGGCGGCATGTTCATCGATCTCGCAGGCCCGCTGGATCTCGTCGTAGACCGCATCAGAACCCTTTGGATAGGGCTTCATACCCCAAGCCTTATAAGCAAGACCAGCTTCCATAGCCCGCGCCAGAAGAACCGGCCTGTCGAAGACATACTTGTAGAAGTAGTGCCGCTCAAAGAGAGCTTTGGGCCTGCCCTTGGAATCATACCCGGAGCCAGCAGCCTCGACGGCAATCACCGCACGAAAGGCAGCAGGCTCGATCTCCAGATGGTTGGCGAGAGCGTCGATCTCATCTGTGGTGATCTTCCGCGCCTCGCCATGAAAGCTACGCATCACCTCTTCTCCGCGAGAAGAGCAGTCTTCTGCTGACTGCTGTTGCTGCTGCCAAAATAGTAAGCGATGACCTGCTCAGCTTTTGCAGAAACGAAACCAATCAGAGTTCCGACTGTGGTTGCCATCAAGGGATCTTTCATGCCCTCGACGTAACCAAGCAGCACCATGAAGACCGTTCCCATGAAACCGGCCACGATGACGAAAGCGAGGATTCGGGGCATCCAGTCTCTGACCTGAGACTCGCGGCGGCGCGCGCTATCCCTGTCGCTGGAGGCGATCCGTTCAAGATCAATATCAAGCTCCTTCATGCGGACCGTGAAGTCGTTCTCAGCCTTCTTCAGAGCCAAGAACTGGTCAGGCGTCGCATTGTTGATAGCTTTGGCAATGTCATCCTTGGATGCTCCATTGGGAATCCCAAGAGCATCCGTGATGAGCTTCATTGCCATCCCGCCGATAGGGCCGCCAACAGCAGTCGCAAGAGTGGGGGCAACGGCTCCAATGATTTTCATAAAGTCCATGACTTACCTTTTGTCAACTTTGCCATCAAGTTTATCAAAAATCTTCTCAAGCATTGTTTTTACTTCTTTCATGCTTTCGACAAATTCATCCTTTCTTACATAGGTCTTTGGAAGATCCACCTCGATCTCGTGAATGTCCCTGCGAAGTTCTGACACGGCATCCCAAATTTGCCGAGAGAACCAACCAACACCGGCCAAAACAACGCCAACACCGATGTTCAGGAGGGACTGGAGTTCCATGACACTAGGCTACCTTCTTGTCTGGGCTTGCCATGTGGTCTTCGATATACCGCAAATTTCCGACGAGTCGAATATCATTGGGCGTCTTCTCGACGGCAAGCTTCGCCTGCTCTAGAGCGACCTGATGCATACCAATCTGCCAAGCCGAGATGCTAGCCAGATCGTGCGGCCAATGCCCCCAGACCTCTGGATCGCAAGTGTAAACCAGATCGCGATTGACGATCTTCAGGGCGCGCATCGAGAAGGCGAAGCACTCCTCCCATCGACTCTGCCGGTACATCAGCATGGCAAGCTCGCACCAAGGCTCGCGCGTGTTGGGAGCCTCTGCCGCTGCACGGACGTACCAATGCTCTGCCTGATACTGGTCACCTAGCTCGTTGTAGGACTTCCCGAGCAGGCGCATCGCATAGCACCGCTCGTTGGGCCATGTCGCGCCCGGAAGGTCGAGGTAGCTCTTCAGAGCCTTGATGGCATCGTCCCAGCGAGCGTGGAACGTCAGTTCGCGAGCGTAGTAGAAGCCATTGCGCGGGCAGTCAGGATCTTCCTGCACGGACAGGGAAAGCAGGTCGAGGTACTGCCCCCGGCTCTTGGTCGGGTCAGGATGATGGCTGACCAAAAGCTTTTCTGTCTGCGCCCAGTTCTCGGTGATGCGACCATCTGGCACGGGATACTCATGGCAGGGATGATGCCAACGATAGCCATGACGAGCGTGGATCTTCTCGTACATGAACTTGATGCCGCATCCCCAGTCAAACATGTATCGGAGGCGAGTGGTCTCTCCCAGCTTCCACACACGCTCGATCTCTTCGCGCCAGCCCGGTTCCATGACCTCGTCTAGATCAAGGCTGATGCAGATGTCGATGTCGCGAGGGATCAAGGCGAGGGCAGCATTCCGCGCCAGATCGAATCGCCAAGGTGTGATGCAGATGTCGTGAACGATTGCCCCGCACCTTACAGCTTCTTCAGCCGTTTCATCCGTGCTTCCTGTGTCTGCAATCAGAATCAAATCCGCATCACTTGCCGAGTTGCAAAAACGCTCGACAAAGTGCTTTTCATTTTTGCTAATTGCATAAACGCAAATTTTCATGTCACATTATTTCCAGAAATAGAAGACCTTAGTGCAGCAATTTGTGATTCAACTCCAGAAAGCCAAGCCTTACCATCCTCTGTCAAAACGGCTTCACGAAGCCTGCGAGGAGTGACCAAAGCTTCTAAATTTCTAATTTCATCCATAGCAGTAGGAACATATGGAGTCGGTTCAGGCACATTATCTTCTGGCAATTCTATTGCGCCAAATTCAATTCGCTCAATTACGCTCATTGAGCGAATCCAGTTTGGCGGATATTGAATCTCGTTCATTACGAACGACTGATCAATTCTTACGACTTGACCATCTGGAAGAGAAAATCTCATCTTGCCCTCGCATACTTGAATGGAGCTTCGGCAAACGCGGCAAAGATGTAGGTGCCGCCGCTGGCGTTCT